TTAAATAATAATGATGAGGGATTCCGAGATATTTTTGTATTTACTACTATATCTTAAATTGTGAAATAATACTTATAAATAATACTTATAAATAATACTTATAAATTATAATAAATATAAAATAATTATTATAATTTAAAACAATATAATTTCATATGGGAACAACATATAGTATAAATAAGATTAATTTTGAGTCAATGCAGTTAATAGTTAATAATAATACAACAAAAGGTAAATTTATTATAATAAATACATTGGATCAAAATAATCAAGAATGTGTAATAAAAAATACTGTTTCACCTAATAAAGAAATTGAGTTACTTAATGAATATTTAAAAAATGATTTATATATAAATATAGTTATTTATGGAGAGAATTGCTCAGATATTAAAATAATTGATAAATATAATCAATTGTATAAATTAGGTTTTAAAAATTTATATGTTTATATTGGTGGTTTATTTGAATGGTTATTATTACAAGATATTTATGGAGATGATGAATTTCCTACAACTAATAAAATATTAGATATATTAAAATATAAGGGTAAATCAATATTTTAAAATTGATTTAAATAAATTTAAAACCAATAAAGTAAAAAACACAATGAATGATAATATGACTACTGAGAAGATTTGCGAAATGCTGCAATGTGGGATCTGCCTTGAAACTGCTACTTTACCTGTTCATCCAACATGTTGCGAAAAATCGAAATCGATGAATCCGGGTTGTCTTTTTTGTGTTAGAAAATATCATGAATTAAATATAAAACCTGATTTACGCATAAACAAACAAAAATCATGGAGTGGTTGTGGATGTACTATATATCCAAGAATATATATTAAAGGACGTTTACCATATGAACATACATATCAATTAGATATGATAAGAAATATGTTAGGTAAATCAAAATGTCATCATCAAAATTGTCAAGCAGAATTTGATACTTGTGCCGAATTAAGAAGACATTTAACAGGTCAATCAAATGAAACTGATAAATTTGGTAATTGTAAATATGCTATTACTAAATGTAATAAATGTAATTATTATGGTGAAAGGTGGTTTGTAGAAGGACCACATAAGAAAAAATATCATTCACAAATTTGGTGTAATATATGTAATAAATATATAATTATAGATTTTATGAAATCACACTATGATAAACATAAATTAGATTTAAAAGTATTTAAATCAACTATTAATACATTTTTAGAGAAAGGATAGAAATATAGCAATTATAAAAATAAAATAAAAAATAAAAAATAAAAAATAAAAAATAAAAAATAAAAAATAAAAAATAAATAATAAATAATATAATTATAATATATGTTATTTTTTAATTATGTCGCAGGTAATAAAATCATAAACGCTTTAGATAAAAGCAAACATTTATTAAAAATGAATAGAGTACCTATAATAAATTATATAAATGAAAATAAAGAAAATTCTATAGATAATTTTAAGGAATATACTAATTTAATTAATAATTTAGATTCATCAAACCTTATAGCTATAAAATTATCATCATTTAATTTTAATAAAAAACTAATAGATAATATAATAAATTCAGCAATTAACAATAATATTAAAATAATAATTGATGCTGAAGATAATAATAATATTAATGAATATAGGTTATTAACAAATGAATTACTATACAAATATAATACAAATAAACCATTTATTTATAAAACATATCAAATGTATAGAACAGATAGTTATAATGAATTAAAAGATGATTCAAAATTTTTTTATCAAAACGGTAAAATATTAGCTACAAAATTAGTGAGAGGTGCTTATTATAATGCTGAGAAAAATGAAGGACATTTATTTAATTATAAAGGTTTAACAGACAATAATTATAATTATGCTATAAAATACTGTTTTAATAATAATTTATATTATAATATAATAGCATCTCATAATACTGATTCAATATTATTAGCATGTAACTTAAATAAGAAAAAAAAAGTATTTACAATAGCAAATTTGATGGGAATGAATGAATCTTTTATGAATAAAATAAATAAAGAACATAATATTAAATTAGCAACATATATTCCATATGGACCTTATAATAATATGTTACCATATTTAACACGTAGATTATATGAAAATTTAGATCAAATAAAATATTTAATAAAATAATAAAGATTAAAAATAAAGATTAAAAATAAAGATTAAAAATAAAGATTAAAAATAAAGATTAAAAATAAAGATTAAAAATATAATATTTATTATTAATATTAATGGATATTAATGATATTTTATTGGATTTAGAAGTTATAAATCAAGTTAAAGAAAATGATAAATTAGCTGTAAATATAATACCTGGTAAAAAAACATTAATCGTTGACAACTATAGTTATTTTTCATCATTTAAAAGATGGTATTATAAATACAATAGAGAAGATGTTATTAGTTATTTAGAAGATTTATTCATTAAAATAGAAAATGCTAGTAATACTATCAATAATGGAAATCATATGGAAATAGGAGAGACTTTAAAAAATGCTATTAATAAAAGTTTATCTGGATTAACTAATCTTAAAAATACATATAATAATGATTCTTTAATAGTTGCCAAAATTATATTATTAAACAATAAATTAACATATATATCCAATAATGTATTATTTAATGAAATATCTTTAAATATGATGAATGAAATTGATAGTAAAATTGATAATCAAATTAGTAATGAAAAAAATACTAGTTTTGATACAAAAAAAACTAATACAATTTCTACCAATACTATTTCATTTGATAATAATGGAAATGCTAATAATGGAAATACTAATAATGGAAATGCTAATAATGAAAATAACAATAATGAAAATAATAATGAAAATAATAATGAAAAAAAAAATAAAAACAAGAATAAATATAATGCTTGATTGATTTATATCGAAAAATACTACATTTAAAATAATATTAAAATAATATTAAAATAATATAAAGTATTCATCATAATATAAATTAAATTAAATATATATTATGATGGACTATTTATATTTTCCAAATTATAATAGTTTATTTTATAATTCAAATAGCACAATAATAGATAACAATAATATTAATAATAATATTAATAATACATTATTTAATAACTACATATTATTTAATAACTACATATTATCTAATAGTAATAGTAATAGTAATAGTAATAATGTATATTCATTTCTAACTTATTTATCTTTTCTATTTTTTAGTGATATGACATTATCATTATTTATAGGAAAAAAAGCAAGATGGTTTCAATTACATGCTTTAATAAATATTATTGTTAGTAAATTAATCATTAAAGATGTATACAATATTATTACAGACCCTTATAATGGATATAAAGTATTAGATAATAATATTCCCAGTTATTTTATAGTTTATTTACATTTATATCATTTAATAGCTTTTAGAAATTTAACAAAATATGATTATTTTCATCATATATTATTCATATGTTTAGGAGTTTTGCCAGATGTATATTTAATGAAAACCAATCAAAAATATTTAGCATATATTGTTTGTAATGGTATTCCAGGTATAATTGAATATAGTTCATTAGTTCTTTATAAAAATAATAAAATTAAATTGTATACTCAAAAAAAATTAAATACAATAAATTATTTATTATTAAGACTACCTTTTTGTGTATTGACTTGTGTATATAATTATGTATTCTATAATTTAAATATAATAAAAGATACTTTTTGGATTACATTTTATTTAAATTTTTTAGTATATTTCAATGGAGTATTTTTTACATATTTAACATTTGACAGTTTTTACAAGTATAAATATTTGAATAATATAAATTCAATAAAAATAGAATAAAATTTATGTAAAAAAAAATATAAAATATATTATTATATATGTTTTATATTGGAAAGAATATAATAAAATTCTTTTTGATTTTGATGCATATTAACACTTGCGTAGGATTTAATATGTTTATAAACAGAAGAAATTTTATTACCAATTCTTTATTGTTATCTGGTGTAAATAAAAATATTTATTTAAATGAAAGTTATAATAGCAATATTATAAAAAATGATGGAAATATAATATATAATAATGATAAAAAAAAAATAATAACCAGAAATAATAATTTCAATAATAATATATATTTTACAGGAGGATTAAATGAAGAAACATGTTTTAAACTAACAGAAATTCTAATAAATCATAAAAATTTAGCAATGACAAATGCCGATTATCCTAATCATATAAATTTATACATACAAAGTCCTGGTGGATCTTTATTACCAACTTTAGCTTTAGTTGACGAAATTAAAAATTTAGAAATACCTGTTCATACATATATTAGAGGATATGCAGCTTCAGCAGCAACTTTATTATCTGTTGTTGGGGCAAGACGTTTTATAAACAAACACTCTGTAATGATGATACATGGATTAAAATTTGGTGATGAACAAAAAGCAAGTGATTTATTAACGGTTAAAGATTTGAATTATAATACTGATGTTTTTTTAGATATTATAAAAGATATATATTTAGATAATACTAATTTAACAGAAGAATTATTGGAACAAATGTTTTATCATGATAAATGGATAAATTCTGAAGATTGTTTGAAATATGGTTTAGTTGATGAAATATTATAAATATTATAAATATTATAAATATTATATATTATGACGTGTTGGGAGGATTTACCATATGATATTATAAATGTTATAATGATTTATAGAAAAAATGCTTGCTATAAATATAAAGCAATAAAAAAAATACAAGCATTATGGAAATCTTATAAAATACGCACATTGATAAATCGTTATAAAAGCTTACAAAATTTAATATATTTTAGAAAATGGAATCCAAATATTGAAATATATTTATCAAGATCAGTATTATAGCTTTATAGCTTTATAGCTTTATAGCTTTATAAGCTAATTTGTCTGCTTCTGCGTTACCTATTGAATGAATATCTTTTTTATTTGTATGTGCCTTTATATGCATTAATTTAAGATTTTTGTTATTTTTATATATATTATATAATTCTATTACTAAGTCTCTGTTTGGTATATCTTTTTTCCAATTCATAGACGCACATTTTTCACCATAAAAAGTAGCACATTTTATACTATATTCAGAATCAGTAGCTATACATATTTTTTTGTCATTTAATTCTTTTTCTACAATTTTATAAGCTTCTATAATAGCAACTATTTCGGCACTATTATTAGTAATATTATCATATTTATTTAGTTCTAATTGTTTAGATACATTTCTTTCGTCATTTATACCAAAATATATTCCTATTCCTGC